CTTCCCAATAATCTCCATAGTCAACCTCTTCAACAGTTGATCCAAGACAACTATTAGATATTTTACTATCTGAAAATAGTGCTGTTTGGACTGCTTCAACTACTTCATATGCATATAATGTAGCTGTTTCTACATGACCTTTACACATTATATTAATGATAAAGTCAACATCATACATTGTAGTTGTTGGACATGTAGTATAGTAATAGTTAGGTTGACTTGCAACTTCAACCATCGCTACACACTTATCACCCATAGGTATCTTCTTAGGCATACCAATCCATACATGATCAAAGTAATGAATATGTGTAGGGGCTCCACCATCATTAACATCTATGAGTTTGGTTTGGATGGCCTGTGCTAATGTCTTTATCTTTGTTGTCACTTTTTATACCTCCGTTAACCATTTTTCAAATATGTTAGTTCTACGATTAATGTCACCCTGCATCTTGTCATTTGCTCTGTCAATAAATGGATTAGATTTTGTACCTGGGTGTTTCACTGATTTAAATGCACCATAAGGTGTCTTTAATGCTTTCTTATATTTAGCACGTATAATATGGGGTTTTGTACCGTCTATTACATATATCCAATGTGGTGCAATAGCTTTAGATAGCCATATTAATCCACGACTACCCCAGCTTTTACCCTGAACCGATGCTTTAAGTTTACCAGTCTTACGAGGGGCCTCTGATTGAACCCATCGTTTAGCTATATCCACAAGGTCAACGGTGAGCTTATTAAACTCACTATTCATTTGACTTGCTTTACGTTTAAATGCATCTGCAAGTGCATGATCATCGAACTTAATATCAATTTGTACCATGATGGATCACCCCTCGGAGTCCCAACTGGTATCATCGACATTATCATAGTCTGTATCATCTTCAACGGTACGTTTATTACGTTGGGTAAACACATTGGTTGGTGATAGATTTCCACTATATGGGTGCATTGTACTATCTTCTGTTGCCTGTGATTCAACATAACTTCCTAATAATTCATTTGCTTGTTTCTCATACCAATCCATCATAGGAGATTCTTCTCCTGTTGTATCATATAAATTCTTTAATATGAATACATATGCATAGTATGTTGCTGCCTTTTCAACTGCATCTGGTACTGTACCACTTATTGCTGCAGGTAACTTACTGTTAACCCATGTTGTACTGACCTCTAATGCATATGATTTAAGGTTTGCTGACACATCTGATGAGACGGCGGTTATGAGATATCCTAAATCTGTACTACTTCCATAGTCTGCCATATCTACACCTTCTCATTTAATACTGCGTCTTTTTCTATTATTAAACTTTTAAGCTTATCAATTTCGACATTAAGATCTTTTACTATTTCCTCTTTATCAACCACCTTAGATTGAACATGTTTATGAGAAAATATAAATGAACCTATACCAATTAATATTAATAAACCAATTTTAATATATATAGATACATCTACCAAACACATTCCAATGGCAACACTTAAGAAAATAATAGAAGATATAATATCATATACCATATGATTATCTATTTCATAATCAATTTGTATTTTCATATCTTCTACCTCCTATTCATATATAACTGTACAATAACTTCCAGTCCCAGTTGTAACAACTGTTAAACCTGTATTAAATGGTACATTAAATTCAACAGGTGCCGTTATATTGTTTGTTGCTGTAAACTGTGATATTATAGTACCACTTGCGGCTGTGTTATCATACAATGTTACACCATCTCCATTACTTCCAGCACTAAATATAACTCTATGCACTGTACCAGGACCATATTTACATACAGTACCAGCAGAAACACCAGGTATATAACTGCTCTTACTTTGTGTTTCTGCTTTACCAAGTCGATGAATAACACCATTCAATACATATAAGCTTTTGTTTACTGTTGAACCATTTGTGTTATTACATTCAAATCTAACAGGTAAATTTAAAGAGCCCAACTTATTTACTGTGGTATTACTACCAGTTATAACCTCATAAACAACACCACTAATACTATATGGATCACTTACAACCCACACAATTCTACTATTAGTTATATATATTTCATATGTGAAATATGAAGGCATTCCTGTTGTACCCGAAGTATCTTTTGGATCAAAATACCATGATGTTTTATAAACTGTTGTATCAGAACCAGCTTTACGATATCCAATACCATAACCTGTTCCATCTACAAAGAACCATGCTCCATTATTTGCATCAAACATACCCCATCTTTTCATACCATCTGTATTAGTTGTTTGGTTATTTGTTCGTACATTTGCCCTGAAACGATTGGTACTACCACCTATATATCTAGCATATGAATTAGATTGATAAGATACATTATTATTTGCTGTTGTACCACTAGATATTGTTAATAAACCATTAGCTTGTGCTATAGTTCCACCAGTACCAACACTTGCTGTCCAGAAATTAGGGTCTAATGTTGTACCATTAAACTGACTACCAGCCAATCTTACAGGTTCAACAACACGCATCTCACCTTGTGGAGTATATTCCGGGTGCCAACCATAACCATCTCGTGCTACATTATATAAATATCCATCTTCATCAACACGTAGCATTGGATAAGAGTCATTTTCATAATAATCTATAGCATGTCCAAATACTTTAACAGCATTATTAGATGTATTAATTGACACTGTTTGATCGGTTGGAAAATTTGTAACCTCAACCTGACCACCGACTTCTGCACTTGACTTTGTTAATAGATTACCATCTTCATCAAATGTTAGATTTGCATCATTAACATATAGGTTATTATCGTCGTCTGATTCAAGAACCTGTAATACCGTATCATTACTACGTTTAATAGTTCTCACTAATTGGCGATTCATACTGAATCACCTCCTTATCTACTCTTAACTACAAACTCTACAGTAACACCTGCGAATGCGTCATTCTCAGCATCACCTAGGACAACCACAATACGGCCGGTCTGTCCATCTAGATTTGCTATTGTTTTGATACTACTACCTGCAGCCGTTACTTGGGTAGCAGATGTATGATCATAATAATTACCGTTACTATCTTTAACTTGATATTTAACATCAAGTGTTGCAGTTGCTGTCTCTAGCCCTGCTGTTATTAATATTATTCCATATCCATATTCAGAAACATCTATATCAGCGCCTGTTACGGTGTATGTTCCACCTACTGGAGCTGTTAATTTAATATCATCTACTATGGTATATGTTCTACTTCTAATTGCTGTTTTAACTATTTGCATAGTTCTCCTCCTCCTCATGTGAATATTTAATAAATAAAAAAGACCTAAGTAATATATATACTTAGGCTGTTACTGGTGTTAATTCTTCTACTTGGAAAACACTTGCAATAACAACAACTAAATAAGTTTTGCTGTCGGTTGTGTTTTTATATACAAACATAGACCCATTATCTAATGTTGCTGGGTCACCGAATGTTGCTGTTAAATCTGCAAGAGCCACACCTGTATGTGTTCCCTGTTTGGTTACAATACGAGCAGCTGATACAATCTTACCAGTTGTCTCTAATGTTCCCATTACAAAGTCTTCTGTTTCTAATACCTGGTCACCTCTAACTGAGTCATCTGCTAACATTGCGTTTGTGATCTGATCGTTTGCAATGCCTGCCCAGTTAGCATACCAGTGTGCTAATTTAGGTACTGCCATAATGTTTCCTCCTTATAATCCTTTCAACTTCATATTACGAAGATGTGTAATAACATGAGCTTTACGTCTTCTTGCATTAAAACCTTGTAACATTTCCTCGGACGGACGTTCACCAAGCTTTAACTTTGCAACATGAGACAGATACTTACCCACAAAGACTATATCATCTTTGATTATCTTTTGTCCTTCTTCCTGCTTACGTTTAATTTCGGCTACCCTATCCTTTTCAGCTCTATCAATGAACAGTTTATATTCAGCTTCAACATCTTCCAATATCTTTTCATTGGACTTCAAAAGCTCCTTATACTCCTTTCCATCAGTAATCTTTAATGCTTCGATACTTGCCTTTAATGCACTAATCTTAGCTAACATGTCATTCTTAATCTTCAAATCATCGCGATTCATATCAATCACCCTACCCCAATTGCTGTAAATTGGTGTCTAAAAAATAATATATAAGTAGATTATTAGTCTACTTAGAGTCCGTCTGCATCGTAGTATAATGCGTATGGAAGTTTAGGAGCGAGTCCTCTTTCAACAAACATTTCAACAACAGTGTTGTATGGGTATTTCTCTTCTTCGAAGACGTTCATGTTAACATGACCGTTCTCTATGACTGACTTATCTGAGTCAACATATTCGTAGATGGTAATACCTGGGAACCTAGCGTCCATACCGTAGTATGCGTCTTCTGTTACCTGTGTTGATCTAACGTTATGGAGTTTAACTCCGTTGATTTCTGGTAATTCTCCAGCTGCACCGAATGGGGACTGTACCCAGTTAATGTCTATACCTTGGATGTACTTCATTAATTCGAAGTAGTTGTTCTGATGTAAGAACATGTCGGTAAGTTCATATGGATATCCTTCTACCATTGAAGCGTTCTTGAATGTAAGTAAATCTTCTACAGGTGTTGCACCAGCTGCTGCCCAATCTGCTGCACCATTACCTAATGACTGTCCGTTAGCTGCTATTGCAGATATGATGTCATCATTCATTTTCTTAGCGATACCGAAAGCTGCTCTGTCGACTGCCCTTGAGATTTCATCGATGATTGCTGCTTCTCTGAGTTGTCTCTTGGAGAATCTCATCTGGTAACCGAATCTTTCCATTCCACCGTATGACATACTGATACTGGAGGTTTCGATTTCATCAAGCTGACCTAATTCCATTAAGTCAGATGGTGTTGCTTGTACACCGGATGCTATGTCTGCACCTGCAGTTGTTAAGTCAGTAAAGTATGCGAATGAAAGCGCATCTGTTTTAACTACTGGGAACATGTCTTTAAAGTCAAGATTCTGTTCTAGCTTTTTATTCATGATACCTTCTAGGATACCAGGCTGAAGAATCTGTCTTGGGTCTAATGTTTTTATTAAATCTCTTTCTACTACCATGTTTAATCACCTTTGTTATTGTTTATATCTAAAAATATATAATGTATATTCGACTACTTAGTTGCCCACGAACATTGATGCACCGACTAAAACTGGTACAAATAATCCTGCGGCTGAATATCCTAATGCTACAAATTTACCCTGATCTGCTGTTAATACGTTAGCGTATAATATCTGGGTTTCAAATTCATTCCTTTCATCTGCATCTAATCCGACTACATCACCAGGTGCAATAACACCAGTTGCGGATGCTGATACTTCTATAATTGCCATTCCAAAGAATGCAACATCTACTAATCTTCTGTTAGCTGCTGCAGGTGTTCCTGATGATGCGGTTGTGTTGTCAATTCCTTGTGGAGATGCAACTGCCATAC